TTGATATCTCTTAGCTACCATGTTATCTCCTTGTTGCAGCAGAACCGAAATAGAATCCTGATATCGCTGCTAAAAAATGTGTGTCTGCTGTAGTAATAACTACACCTGATATTCCTTGAAATGTTGTAACTTCTTCTATACTGCCAAATATCCACCAACCCTCTTTGACTTGCTCAAGATACATAAGATGTACTTGTACTGATGGGTCTAAGAATACTGCTAATTTAGGTAAGCAGATAATAAAGAACACAGCTAATAATGCCATCCATCTTCTTGTTGTAGATTGATATTGACTGTTATCTTTTCTTGCATCTTCTACTGATGCACGATTTATCTCTGCTCTTTGCATAAGATACTTTTGTTGATCTGCTGCGTCTTTAGATTTTTGTGACCATATAGAAAGTAACCCAGTAAATAAACTAGAGCCGAGCATCGTTATGACTTCAAAAGGTATCATATTAAAATTGTGAGTTTATAATTTTTTGTATATTTTTATTTTTTTCGAATCTATTAGGAGCAATTCTTTTAGATATTTGATCTAACTGTTCTTTGTTTCTGATTCTGTCTATTTTGACTCCATAATCTCTTTCTACTTTGTTCATTATTTCTTCTTTGGGAGAATACAATGAACCAAAAACACTTCTCGACAATGCTGTTTTTGTATCTGCGTCCATGTCTGGTGCTAATATGTCATTCAACAGAGCCGAGGTATCTCCTTTTGCAGCTTTTAATGTAGAAAATGCACGATATGTAAATAATCCTTTAAGACCATAATAGTCATATGCCCCAACTTTTAATAATGTACCTAAAGCAGGAACTTCGTTTAAAAGTCTAAAAAATGTAGATGACGTGTTAGAATAATTCAAATATGCCTTATTAGGTAAAGTTGTTTTGAATACATCTGACAATGCTTTAAGAGATTTAATTTCTTCATCATTTAATACCTTGCTAGTAATTTTCATTCCTAAATCACTGTCAGTATAATCTGATATATTTTTTATGTATTTTCTTACATTTAAGACCATTTCTCCTTCTTCTTCTTGTATTGCATTTTTCAATAAGTTACTTAGGAACGCATCTTTCATGTCAGATTGCACACTAACTCTGACTTCTTCAGAGTTCGGCAGATATTTAATTGTGTCATATATTCTGTCTATTCTATTAATTGCTTGATCGGGTTTTTTCAGATAGTTGAAACCCATAATTTCTTCCATAACTTGAAGTCCTGATTTGTTACCTTCGAACAATACATCTTTAATGAATTTTGTAGTATAATCGTTCTGTTTTACCTTGCCCGTAGGTCCGAAAATTTTAAATTTCTCAGCAGAAGCCTCTCTTGCATTTATCAAAGCATCAACTTGATCTTGTGTTAATGTATGAGCTTGACTCACAGCATTGTCGAGAACATCACCATAAAATCTATCAAACTCAGCTAGGATGATGTTACCCGCTCTTCTGTCATTGCCTTCAGCACCTTGTAAATCTGTGTTCAGTATTCCTCTAAAATTCTCTATCTCTCTGAGAGTTTTGGTTGTAAACTTTTCTTGAGAGTTTATCTCATTTGCAAACTCATCAATACTATCTAACATACCTCTCGCATTAGTTAGCTTACGCATCTGTGATTCAGAGTCTATATTTATAAATTGGCTTCGAAGTGTGTTTTTCAAATTGCTTTTGAAAAGATTAACAGTTTGTTTATCTAGGTCTAACTCACCTGTAACCAATTCATAGTTGCTAGTTACAATTTGATCGGCTGCCTTTTGAGCATCTCTGATTGTTTCTTGTATAGTAGTTCCAACTTGGTTCATTATGTTTTGATCTGACTTAACCTGGTCTATTGTTAAAGATTCATCATTAAACAATGATTGAGCTGCTTTAAGTAATTGCTCATCTTGTCTGTTTTTAAATTGTAATAATTCTTGTCTTAGAGTTTCTCCATATACTCCTTTTAAACCCTCTTGCATTTTGGCAAGTTCTATAGGGTCTCTACCTATCTGCGCAGCATTTAAATCTATTCCATACTTGGACGCTAATGTAAATACTTTTGCATTTTCATAACTAGCTCCAGCATCGTAGCTTTGTGCAAAAATGTTCAAGTCAGTTTGATCTAATACTTCTAAAATATCAGGATCTTTTTGTTTTATTTCATCTAATGCTAGTTGCGTAACATTTCCTTGTTCATCTATATATTTTTTAAATTCTGATGCTGTTGCGTTTGTTGTCCAAGGTGCTATTACTTTAGCTGGGTCATCTTCATAAGTTTTTCTTGCACCAGGTACTTTCTGTACAACTTGTCCTGTTTTATTTACAGCAAATCCTGCTAGACCTCTTAATTTGTCTATACCAAATCCTATTGCAGGTGCGCCAACAGCACCTCCGAAAACATTCCACATTAATTTGTCTGAATCAACTCCTTGTTTAGAACCTGCTACTGATGCTACTAAATCTTGCCCCATAGAAACTGATCCGAATACAGTTGCATTAGCTAATACACTCTTAACAGCATTAGATAACTTTCCACCTCCAACAGGCGCTACATATTTTTTTATTGCTGAGAACGGAATAGCTCCATATATTTTAGTTAATCCCATAAACTGATTTACATCCGCTCTTGTCAGACCTGGTTTATTCAAATAGCCTTGTGTGCCATTACCGAAAGTAACAATGATATTGTTAAATTTATCTTTATTAAATTGAGCTTTAGGGTCAGCAGATTTAATAATATCTAATGATGCAGCAGGATTGCTATTGTAAAACTGACTTGCGATAATGTTTGCTGAACCAGCAACTGAATCAGGACCTACATTTGAGTTGAGTATTTCAGGCAAATCCTCGAACTCTGTTCTTCCTCTACCTGATATAGAATTGTAAGCTGATTCTATAATCTCCGCTGAAGCTCTAACGAAAGGGTCAGCTTGTTCTTTTAGAATACTAAAAGCTGTTCGAGATTCTCTTTTTTCTTCAGATTGCGCTTTTCTTTGTTGTATAATATTTTTATAATCTTCTGATTTTTGGAACTCTTTTATCCAGGATTGTGCCATTATTTAACTCCGAATCTTTCATTGTATTGCTGTTCAGTTAAAGACATAAACTCTACTAATTCTCCGTTTTTAGGGTTTATAAAAGCATAGTTTCCTGTTTTAGGATCTCTATAATAATTTTCTGTATTTTTATATATTTCAGATGATTGATCACTCATGTTCCTGAGAACATCTGCTGCTTCTATAGGTAAAGGAGTCCAACCTTTGCTGAGTCTATATCTTTTAGCGAATGACTCAAAATTTTCTACAACACCTGGCTCTGTTTCTATAGAATCTACAAAATTACCACCGAGTTCTCTAAAATAGTTAGCAGCTTCTGAGTCTAATATTTTCCCTCTAGCTTCATTTTTTACGATTTCACCTGTAAATAATATTGTATCTTTGCTATCACCAAGACCACCTGCGGTAATATCTTTGGTAAACGCTCTTTCTCCATCTGATATCGCACCTTTGAATGCAGACAATCCTTGTAACACCATTTTACCTTGAGTTTTTATTATTGCTTCTTTATTTGCAATGTCACTTTCATTAACAGGTACTCCTATTAATTTTCCAAATTTTTGTAACTGTAGTCTTGCATTTGCAAAAGAACCTGTTGCTTCATCATCTAACAAGCCTACATAATTCATTATATTTCCATAGTTATTAATGGTCTCATAAGCATTTGTAGCATCGTCTTGAGTTTTAACATATCTCTCTGCGCCTTTAGTACCTACACCTTTTTGGAATTGTGTTTCTTGTTCTCCAAAAAGAGGTGCTTTTGGTTGTAATGAAGCACCGAGTTGTACACCTTCTGATACACCTTGTGCTATATTAGATGCTAAGTTCTGTCCTGCTTGTTGTGGTCCTAATGCTCTTAATCCGCCCATAATCATGGCAAGATTAATTATGTTATCACTTAAACCTTTTCCGCCTAATAAACCACCTTGTTGTCCTTGTTGTAATCTTCTAATAAGTGTTTCTCTATCCATAAATATTGCCCCCTAACATTGGGTTCATAGGTTGCATAGGTTGCGCACCTAATAGTCCATTACTTTGCATTGGATTTATGGGTTGTTGTGTTAGGAGACCAGCATATGGATTACTTAGTTGTGGTGCAGCACTAGCCATCATAGGAGACATTGGTTGTACTTCAGGCATCGCTTGTGGCTGAAAAATATTTTGTAAAAATTCAGCTGTAAGTTGATTACCAATTTGAGAGCCTAAAGATTGCATCATGTTCCCTCCTGTCTGCCCAAGTCTGCTGTTTAAAGCATCAAAATTTATAGGGCTTAGAGAGTTGTTATTAGTTTCAGGAGTAATCCCCATAAAACTACCTAAAGCGTCTCCGCCTTGTACGGGTTGCCCAAACACTTGGTTTTGTGGTAATCCCGGTTGATTCAACATTTGTCCGAAATCAAATGATCCTATATACATATTTATCTCCTTAACTTAATAAACTTAAAATTCCTAGACCACCCGCTATGAATGGGTTAGCTGCGCCAAAACCTGCTAGACCTGATGAAACCATTGATGGTGCTGCTTGTAATGCACCATAAGTACCTAGCCCTAACAGACCTCCACCTATAGCTCGTTGCCCAAATGATGGCGAACCTGCTGTTTGTGCTGTAGTTTGTGTACCTGGTAATACTGTTCCTGATACTATTTGTGTATAGTCTTGTAGCCTTTGTCTTGGTTCTTGTTGCCCAAACTCGAATCTAGCACGAGCTTCATCAATAGCTTGTTGCGCTCTAGCTTGTTCAGTCGCACCTAGCCCTGATAATACAGATGCTGGTGTTTGAAAAGCACCTAATGTTCCTGGAACCATTTGAGCTGCCGCTAATTGTCTTTTAGCTGCATCTTGATAGGCTTGTGAATACATACCTGCAGAAACATCTCCCGCTTTTGTTAAATAATCTTTGATAACTTCTGCTTCAACAACACCTTGTCTAGTACCGCCCAAACCGCCTTGACCTGTTGCTCCACGTCTTACTTGTTGCAATAAACCTTGCGCACCTGTTAATAGTGGTCTTGTTGCTGCTTCTACTGATCTAGCAAGAAAAGGATCTGCTAATGCACTTTGTGTGCCACCCAATTGAAAACCTAAAGCAGGACTCAGTTGTCCTAATAATTCTGATTGTGTTCCCAATGCAGTTTGTCTTGCAAGTGCTTCAGCTTCTGATTGTGTTGCTGTTACCGGTGCTGTTAGACTGCCTGGAAAAAATTGTCTTGGTTGTTCTAATAACCTTGCAGCTTCTTGATATTGCCTTGTTAGGTAGGGTTGTTGCCCTGCCCATGGGTCAGCTTTTTGTACAGTTTGGGTTGTACCTCCGCCACCTTTACTCATAAGTTATCTCCTAATGTATTGTTGTGAGTTCTTTTCCAACTATGGTATATGTTTGCTCATATCCAAAGTTTTTTAATTTTTTAACGAATCCTTTTCTGCATACTGTTTCCATAGCATCACAGTCTTGTTCTATTGACCATTCTTCTAGTATTTCTAAAACTTGTGCTACCCACTCATCTAGACCTTTTCCTCCTAGGGTAACAATCCTACAGACTTTCTTTTGTGGGTAATTTATAATTTGTGTTGTTACTACAGCTTTAATTTCTTTGTCATTTTCTTCATCATAGACAACCCAAAGTTGCATTTCTTTTTCTTTCAAAAAGAAGTAAATATCATGGGTGTTCATTTCTTCCTGCGCTTTATTAATCCCCATCTCTACAAACTTTTCACATTCACCCCAAACATCATCAATATACCTAGTTGGTATACCAGATACATAAATCATTGCTTTCTCCTATTGACTTACTTGTATAATACTTATTGTAGCTGATGGAGTAGCAGGTGCAAATGCTGTAGCTGCTAATGGGTCTATATCTATATCGGTGTCATCTGCTGCCATCATTGCTTGTAGATAATCACCTGCAGTTATGTCAAATATCCCTGCTTTGGATAGTGTTCTTCTATGGTCATTAGTTGCAAGTGTATGTGCTATTCCTGTTCCTGTTATATCTGTACCATTTATTCTTGGGAAAAACCATATATCTTTGTTGTTAGCACTTTGCGAATGTAACAATGCAGAGAAGTTCACATAGTATTTACCACTACGACTAAATTCTATCTTAGATGTATCAACCCCATTAATACTTATTCCTTGTGAATATACTAATGTATTCCATGTAATAGCTTGTGCTGTATCTACTGTTGCTATATTTTGTGCTGTTGTATCGGCAATCTGTGCAAAATCACCTGCACCACTACCACCTGCAAATGCTCTCCATACAGTACCATCATAGTAATATAGGTTTTCACCTTGTCCTGGATTCCAGTTAGTACCATCAGCATAAGCGATATCACCTTGCTTTACTCTACTAGGTTCAACATTCTTTTGTTCTATAAATGCTATAGGGTTTTCTTGTAATGCCCCTTGTAGCTTAGTCAGTTCTTCAAATATATATCTAGGTAAATCTTCTGAGTTAGCAGGTACAGGATTAGGTACATACTTAGGAGCTTGTGCCATTATCTTTCCCCTATAACTTCATACTCTAAATCATAGCCATTTAGTTCAAATGGACTGTTATCTGTGTGTTGAAATCTTACTGCGATGTATTTACCTGTTGATCTGCAATCTACTTTGTTGTTTTGTGTTGGGTCAAAGTTTTGTCCTGCTGTATAAGTATATGTTCCATTAGGTGACATAGAACTTCCAACTGATATAACGACTTGTCCTGAACCACCTACTTTAGGTGTTAGTTTTCGTACTTGTTTAACAGTATTGGTATTACCATCTAAGGTTAATCCTTTTCTTTCTAGTGTCGATATGTAGTTTTCACCATCGAACTGTCTGCCAAAATCACCACGATACAATTTAGTATCAGATGTTCCTGCCATCAATATACTTCTTTCTGTAGGATTATAGGTTCTTTCTCCCCATACCCCACTATAATCTGTCCATGTATCTGTCTGTGTATTCCAAGTTATGGATGTAGCACCAGGGTCTACAATTCCATTACCAATGTGATAAATGTCAGGCAAATCACGAAAAGTAAATGAGTTATTAACATAGTTATAAATTAATGCTTTATTACAATACTGCGACCCTATACTAGGATAGCATACCCACATTTCTGTTTGCTGTACGTTATGTGCAACAAAAGTGAGATTATAGTATGCATCATTAATATCATCAAATAATTCTTTTTTAACTAGATCAGTAGCTACCGATTGTTTTCTTACAGCATCGTGTACGATTAAATCACCTTGAGTAACTACAAAATGTTTACCATCAAACTCAGCTACACAATTTCTACTTAATACACCTGTATCGTTAAATAACTTTTGGAAACTAAATACTAAATTACCACCAATGTAGTTAGCTAACCATGTAGAGTTTTCTTTGTATATTATAAATGATTGTTTAAGTGCTAGACCATCAACAATAAAGTCTGATTCATCACCTATAGTTACTTCACCTGCGTCATTAGTACTAGCTGCAGTCCATGTAGATGGGAAACTAAAGTTCTCTGCTGCATCACCCCACCTTACTTTGTTAGGATATTCTGTTCCACTTTCAGTAAGATTAAGTGCCATTAGATAGTTACCAAATGCTTTTATCGTTTTACAAGTTGTACTTGCTGCCCAGTTAGGTAAATCTACAAAGTTACTAGAACCTGTATTAGATAGTGCTTGTGGGTCATCTACCCCATTACAAAGGATAGGAAGCCCATTATAGACAGTTCCTGTCCAATTACCTATGGTTGTTAAGTTAGTAGCATAATCGCCACCTGAAGTCCTTGTAACGTCTGTATGAGTAGTACCATCGGTTCTATATATCTTTGTTGCTCCACCATAAAACCAATATGATGCTGTATTATTAGACCAGTTAAGAACAAAGTATGGAGCTACTGTCGGTGTGCCAAATACTGCATCATGTCCTTTGATCTTCTTTCCTGCATTATCAGTAAATCTTATATTACTTGCATGTGAATAAAACTCAGGTGGGAGTACAGTATTGTTTGTATCCTTTATCATGCCCTTTGGGGCAGGTGCTACAAATGTTGCCATTAGGCAGTCCTTTGCCACATTTTAACAACGATATATGGTTGTACGTTGTTGTGAGCAGACCCACCACCAGTATTACCAACATTAGGGTTAGTATCATATGTTTCTCCAGGCAATCTGGAATTATATTGATGATGTTCAAATGAAAATCCACTTCTTGAAATATACCCTGTAATAGCATGATTATGTGATGGTATTTCAGATGTTGTCAATGTATGTGTTTTAGCACCACCTGTTTCTTGTAAGGTATTAAAATCTGAATCACCAGTATCTTGTCCCACTAGTACACGACCTGAACCAAATGCTACCCATGTACCAAATCCTAATAAAGTTGCAGGATTAGTTGTTACTGATGCGTTCATATAAATTGAACCTACAGGATATGCACTTTCGATTGACCCTGTTAATGTACCTGTAACTGTTAAATTTCTTATACCTGTTATATCTTTATTAGCATCTGCTGTAACAGCTTTTGATGCTTCGACAGTACCAAGTGTTGCTATATCTACATAATTAAGTTCTGTAGTATTTGCCGTAACACCATCAAGTAAATTTAATTCTGTATGTGTTGCTGTCATTGCCCCTGTTATATTAGGGAATGTATTTTTTATTGTTGATTTAAGTAATCTTATGTGGTCATCACCCTGAGCAACAGAATCAGTTGCCCCTGGGTTTGAGGTATTAAGACTATCTATATATGTTCCTGTTTCTAATCCCATTATGCTAGTTCCTCTGCTGTTGGTTGTGTTTCAGTTGGGTGATTCCATTCAGCTATATAATCACCATTACCATCTGAATTATTTTGCACAATTATATTATCTATAAAGTCTGCATCTGTAACATTTGGTCTAACTGATTTAATTTTTTCTACTAATGTCATTATAATGGTCTCACAAAAAATGCTTGAAAATAATTATCGTTAGCAAATGCATTAAAAGATGTGCCTGTAGTATAACCATATGCTTCAAAATAATCATCTGAATCAGCAGTAACTACAATGCTTAGTGATGCATATTGATGCCCCCCAGAAATCTTTCTTTTTGTTACTGCACCATTTTTGTAAAGAGCAATTATATTTGTTCCTGTAGAATCACCCCTCATTGCTAAATTAAAATTATAGTAACCTGCTACTGTAGGTGTAAATCTATAATTTGTAACATTATCATATTTAGAATCTGTATCCCAATCTACATGAGAACATTCCATTTTAGTAAATGTAGTAGCTGACACAGTTTGAGCACCTGATATTCTTGCACTAAAACTTGGTGCTGTTGGTAAATCTGAGACATCACTAGATGATGTTAAAACATTTCCTGTACTTGCAGGTAAAGTAAGAGTATTAGTTCCTGCTACAGCAGGTGCTGAGATTGTTATATCGCCACTCGTAGATCCTTTTAATTTTATACTACTCATTAATCTGCTTCCTGTATTGTATTACCCTCGGCAATCCATTCTTGAATTGCTTGGTAGTGTATGTTTGCTGTGTCCATTGGTACAATTAAATCCTTTCCATCTATGGTTGCATTGATAGTAATATTCTCATTAAGGTCATTGACGATATATTGTGCTGATGTAACTGTCATACGATTCATTAATATCTCCTATAATTCTGCATCTGCTGTTGTTCCACTTCCAATATCTGCAGAATTGTCTCCTGTCCTGTAAATACCATAACCATCTGCTGTTAAAAATTGGTCACCATCTTTTGCTCCATTTACAAAAGATATTGTCGGTGTTGCTCTCATAGTTTGTTTAAAAAACCAATATTGTTTTTTACTACCAACTCCACCTGAACTTCCTGCCATCGCAGCTAGTGTTTTTGTAAAATACCTCTGACATCTAGCTAGACTTGTACCTCTATCTTCAAACTGAAATGGTGGTATGCTGTTAGCATCAAAACTTCCTACTTCTAGTTGCCACCCTGTAGTATAAAATTCATTGGAAGTACTACTTGCAATATTAAAAGTACCAACTGCTCTGTCTACATTATTTTGTGCTTCCCAAGATGTTGCTAGTGTTCCTGATGTAAAATCACTTCCTGCTGCCAACCACATAGTTACTTGCAAAGATAAACCATTATCGTTAGTCAATGCACCTGTGGTATCTCCTGCAAATGATACTACTTTTTTCTCCCAAGTATTTGCTGATGATATACTTACTAAAGAACATATAAGTCTAGAGTTATCATGGTCTTTTACTTCTAAAACAAAGTTACCTGTTAGATTTGATTTTACCCAAAAAGCAACTGTAATGTATTCTGCACTACTTGTTCCTTTTTTTAACATTTGAAGATTTTGTCCCTCAAACCTTTGGTAAAGTTGAACATAACCATCATTAGATATTGAGGTATCAGCAGTCGTGCAATCTATCTTTAATGATTTTGCAAACCCTTGTCCTGTAGGTACATCTGAATCTTGTGTAACTGTAAATGTTCCCTCATTAACTAAAAAAGCAAATCTGTCTAATACTTGATTTGCACCTGAACTCAAACTAGTAAATGATGTACCTCTTTGTGCAATCTGCATATCACCATTTATAATCAATGGAGTAGCAGTCTTTCTATCTAAAGCTACGGTGTTATCTGATACTGTACCATGTAAAGTTAGTGCCATTAATTATTCTCCTAATCTTCTGCTGACCTATCTAGTGCTTCAGATGCTCTTTGTACTGCTGTTTTTACGACACCTAAATCATATGCTTGTGTTATTTGAGCATCAACACTAGTTGCTATCGTAATATTGTTTTCATTACAATGTGTTATTAATTTATCTAAAATTTCTTTTTGTGCTATTTCTGCTCTAGCTGTGAGTGCATTTTCACCCCAATCAGCAACAGAGTTAGCCACATATTCTAAGCATTTATTTTGTGTATCTGTTATTGTTATTGTTAAATTCATAATATCTCCTTAACCTATTAATCTTCCACTAAAGTTGCAATGTCCTCTGTATACTCTATTAATTCCACCTCTTGCAAAAACTGTAACATAATCATTTGCTGATAAATCAAACACAACTGTTTGTTCTCCTGTAATAACACCACCACATGAGTTTGGGTCTCTTAATAAAAGTCCTATAGCATCTGTGCCACTATATTCACTTCCATTAATTTTCCATGCTGTTTGCATACGAGCTGTTGAGCCACCACTATTTGTGTAATATGCAGAAAAATTAAACTCATATAGCCCAGCTACAGGTGCAGTAAATCTTCCATTCAATGTACTGTAATGACTACCTACATTATACTTAGTATCATCAAAAACATAATCAGAGCCACTTGAAATAGTAGTATCAGATGATGTTCCAAAATATGCTAAAAAAGATGGAATAGATGCAATAGTTACACGACCACTAGAATCTATTCTCATAGCTTCTGTGCCTGACCTTCGGAATGCTAAATATGCTCCACTAAAATCAAATCGGTTTGCAGTTCCGAATGATGGGTCAGAATATGTCTGCATATTAAAAGTTGCACCTGCACTTCCATCACGTAAAGTAAAAAGGTCAGCAACACCTGAAGACTGGTCTCTGTTCACTGTTAGTTTACTTGTAAGTGACGTATACCCTATACCTACATTACCACTACTATCCATGTGTACTTTAGTTGTACCATTGGTTTGTAGGTCTATTTCCCCACTTGTATCTGATTCTAACTTCAATCCATCTGATGTATCTGCATTAATCTTAACTGTCATAGTATTAACCACCTTTGTCCACTAGGAACTGTTACTGTTACACCACTGGCTATAGTCATTGGTCCAACTGAAAATCCATTCTTACCTGATGTTATTGTATAGTCAGATGTTATATCATCTGCGTTTTCATAGATAGCACCACCTGCTGATGCTCCTCCACCACCACCGATTGCACCCCAAGCACTACCATCGTAGCCCTCAAATGATGTATCAGTTGTATTAAATCTTAAAAAACCTGCACTAGGTGAGCCATCTCTTTCGCCTGTTGTACCTGCAGGAATCTCAGCACTACCTGTAGAAGCTGTTTCTGCTACCTTACCATCTAATGCTGTTTGTAACCCATCGACATTAGATATGATATGGTTGTGCGAATCATCTGCAACTGTAACTGTAATAGCTGTTGTACCACTACCACTAGCATCACCACTTAATGTTATGGTTTGGTTGCCAGTTAAATAAGCTGAATCATTTGTCCATTGACTAATGTTACCTGATTTATTGGTAAGTGTATCTGTTGATGAAGCTGTAATATATCCTGCATCGTTAGTCCATTGACTGTTACTTCCTGACTTATTAGTTAGAGTGTCAGTTGAACTTGCAGTTATGTAAGCTCCTAAATCAGATATGTTTGATTCTGTAATCGTTATTGTATTTGACGCACTATTGATTGTTTTATTGGTTAGTGTTTGTGTGCCTGATAAAGTTGCAACAGTTGAATCAATCGCAAAAGTAACTGCATTACCACTACCACTTGTATCTATACCTGTACCACCAGTAAAGGTTAGTGTTTCAGTATCTAGGTCAATAGATAATGCTCCACCTGTATCTGCTTGGAAATCTAAATCTTGTGCTGTAACTTGTGCATCTACATAAGTTTTGATTGCTTTTGCTGATGCTAGTGTATCATCAGATGCAGAAACACTTGATATATCTGTATCAAGAACACCTGATGCTAAATCTGCTACCTCAACATTAGAAAGACTATTGCCTGTTCCATTAGCATCAAATGTTTTGTTAGTTAGTGTGTCTGTAGAAGATGCTGTGATATATGAGCCAAGATCAGATATATCTGCTTCTACTATTGTAATCGTATTACTAGCTGTGTTAATAGTCTTATTCGTTAGAGTATCTGTAGAACTAGCTGTAATTTTTGTGTCCATCTGCGTTTGTATTGCAGAAGAAACACCATTTAAATATCCAAATTCTGTATTAGAAACTGTTCCATCATGTATTTTACTTGCATCTATTGCAGCACTTGCATTAATATCGGCATCGACAATAACACCAGTACCTATAGAAGCTGTACCTGTTACGTTTCCTGTTCCATCAAAAGATGCTGAAGTCCAAGTAACATCACCTGTCATACCTATTGTACGACCTGTAGCTAAAGCTGTAGCTGTATCTGCGTTACCTGTAACTGATCCTGTAACATTACCTGTTACATTACCTATAAATGTTGTACCTGTAACTGTGCCAGTTGTAGTAATAGATGGCATGTTTGCAGCAATGTTTGTTAGTGTAACTTTAAAGTTATCCCCATCATAAGCTGTAGCAAATATAGACTCACTATTCGGGGTGGTAACTTCTGTTAATTCTGAAAATTTCTTATTTGCCATTTATGTCCATGTGGTTGCTGTTGTCGATTGTACTGTCCAATCATCAACTGTTATTACTGGTATGTTTTCTTGCTGTAAAGTATCGTTATCTTCGGTTGCTAAAAAAAACAAATCATCTTCTGTTTTAAATAAAAATGTACCTGCTAAATCCCAATTGGTACTAGTTGTAGATTGTTCTGCCCAAACTGTCATTAATATAATCCGTAATCAATTCTTGTTGTTGGTGCTACACCTGAGTGTCTATCTCTTTCATTAGAACTTATTATATCTTGTTTTGCTCTATCATAAAGACTAGACCATGTTTGTAATCTTTTGTCGTTTTGTAAATAAGGTTCTGCTTCAACCAATGCTCCATAAAGATAAGCATCAGGATGGTTAGTTAGCATTTCATTGGTAGGTGCTGAATCTGATAATGCAGTAAAGTGTTTAAAATATAATATTTCTATTTCATAAGCACTATCAGGTGTTGGTCTCAACTGTATATCATTGCCAATAATACTATATGCTTTAGGTTTTCCTTTGTTACTTCCTGCATAAAGTCTATCCATTTGTTCAGGTGTTAAATATTCTAAAGGTGTTTTAGGGTCAGTATTAAAGATCGGA